TCATAGCGCGGATTATGGGCAATCCAGCAGCGTTACTAGACGCTCACCCAGAGCGCAATCCGTTCATTCGCTGGGCAAGAAGCCAGTCTTCATTCGCTCTTGGCACTGCAACTGACATTCTTTCTGGTCGTGACGTTGTTGGAAATGTAACTAGACCTGGCGCACCAGCATTCGGCGGTGACGACCCCGATGTATCTGACGGATTGATGGGTCTTGTACGTGAGATTTCCGGTCTAGGAATCATGTTGTGGTTCCAGTCTGCATTGTTCGAGGGCGGTTCTGCTAAACAGCGCACAATCCGTGCTGGTGCTGACTTCCTTGGTGCGCGTGCCTACGAGCAAGGTCGCTCACAGATTCTCGATGATGCCTCATGGCAGGCACTGAATAAGCCGTGGGACGACCTGAACCAGCTAGAGAAGTTCAACCTGCAAGAAAACCCTGAACTAAAACAGACTCTCCACGACCTTGATGAAGCACGCGCTGATTCAGGTGACAAGTTTGCTGACTACCGCATCAGGCGTTCCGGTTCGGAAGAGGCACAGCGACAGTTTCAGCAAGATGACCTTGATGCGTTCATTGTTGATTTGTACTCTATGAAGAGCGCAAACGATACATGGAGAGTGGTGAGCAAACTGTCAGACCGAATATCGGACACTAAGGGCAACCTGTACGCTAACCTTGCTGGATTCAGAGAAGGCTCTGGCATCTCCAATTACGTTGGAGAAGAGCCAAAGAATGACTTCGACCGAATGTTGAACGAGTGGTATGACCTTATAGACGAGCATACCCAGAAAACGAAAATTGGCGAAAACGAATTCAAGGGCAGATTGATATTTGACACATGGGTTCCTGCCGCAGATAAGTTTATCGAGGGTCTTTCCCCAGAACTGCAACAGCAACTTGAAGAGTGGCGTGCGCGTAAAGAAGACATCGAAGGCGTAAAGGAACTATTAGAGTTGCGATCACCAATAGGCGTAAAGCCAGATGGCTCTCCACGGCACAGGACAAGCAAAGAAATGCTACCTGAAGTTACGAGAATACTTGATAAAATCGGAATCACAAACGAGTATGTTCAGGGACTAAGGGCGTCTCAATGATTCAAGCAGAGGCAACTAAAGAAGTACGCCTGACCGGAAACAGGGTTCGATGTTCCAAGTGTCCACGCACGATTGGGATAATCCAAGACGGTCGCCTATTTGTGAAGTCAGGCGACGTAACTGTTGTTACCCCATCATGTTCTGTATTATGTAAATGCGGTTACTGGAACCATGTGGGGATAGAGCCGTAACGAAAACTGAATAGGTTTCGGGCAAGTCCCACTTTCTGTGCTCATTGGCACGGCGGGTGGGCTTTTTCATTTAAAAGAGGACTAATAGATGGTCACACCAAATACCACGTCTTCTCAAGTTGAAGAAGCAACGTCTGACAATCTGGAACAAGCGTCTTTTGACGCTGGCGACGAACCACTCATTCCTGCCGAGTTCGATGACAGGTACGAGTCAACGGAAGCCAGTACAGAAGAAGGGGCTGAAACTTCAGAGGACTCAGGGGTTGAGAACAACGAAGAGAACGGGGCGGTAGACAACACCGAAGAAACCACACCTAGTGCTGAAGAGAACGTAGAAACCGAATCTACTGAAGAGACTGGGCAGGTTGCGGAAGCAACAAAAGAGGCATCTGAAGAATCAGAAACCTCCAAGTCTCAGGAACGAACGTATTCGCAGTCTGAAGTTTCTAAGATCGAGTCTTCCAAAGACACACAGATCAGCGAACTTCAAAAGCGGTTGAATGAGATGAGCCAGCAGGTTCAGCAAATCACTCAACAGCAGAATGACAATGTTCTCGAAGCTGAAGTACGTGGGTACGCACAGTCTCTGAAGGCTCAACTTGAGAATCAGGGCTATGACGCACAAACTGCTGAAGGCATGGCAAACCAGCAAGCCAACGCTGCGAAAGCGGCTTACTTGGCACAGCAGGAAGCCGAAAACCTCAGATTACAGTTGACTACTACTCAGCAACAGTCAGAAGAAACTGCTAGGCGTGCTTCGGTAGACCATCTAATGCAACAGCACGGGCTGACCTCCGACCAGCATCGAGATTTGCTGCTGGGGTATTCAGACCCGACTCTTGCTGTCCAGGCTGCTCAAACATTGGGTGAAGCCGAACAACTTAAAAAACAGACAATCGCAGCTAAACAGGCAGAGGTTCCTGCCGGTGGAGAAGCAAACTCCTTTGATGGAGGCACAGGCTCAAGTGGGTCAGAGACAGATTCCCAGTGGCTACAAAAGTACAACGCTGGGATTTACGACTCCCCCGCTGATGACGCAAGAGCCATGAAACTTCTTGCCGCACGTGGATTCAAACTGCCGTATAGCTAGGAAACAAAACAATGGCTAATGGCTACACAACCACAGACCAGATGGCAGTTAGTCTGCCTACGGTCGTCGCACAGGCTCGTGTTGTGCGAAAGTACGATGGTGTAATGCAGCAGTTGTCCGACCGAGTAAATCTTGGTCAGGGCGTTGGTAACAACTGGCGCGAGATTTCTCTTGCACAGTTGACCGCTGTAAACATCACTGAGAACACTGAGGAAGACAACCCTCAACAGTTGTCCGACAGCGTGTTCACTGTTACTCCTTCGGTTATTTCAGTCCACACGGTTATTACTGACCGAACGGCACGAAACATCTCGAAGAACGTTTTTGCCAAGACTGGTCAACTCGGTCAGCAGGCAATCGAAACTCAGAAAGACAAGGACGGTCTTGCCGTTCTTGACGGTGCAACCACCCAACTTGGTTCCGCTGGTTCGGCACTCACCTCTGGTGTAATCGCTGCTGGTGCATACCGAGTACGAGGTAACACCACTGAGCCGTGGTCTGGAAAAGTAGCATTTGTGCTTCACTCATTCCAGATGAAAGACCTCTACGACGAACTCGTAGCCGGTGTCGGTACTTACGCTGACGTAGACGGACTTACCGCAGAAGTGTTCAAGAACGCTTTCAACCTTCCAATCGCCAACGCCCAGGGATTCACGGATGACAACATCACGATTGACGCAGCCGACGACGCTAAAGGTGGCGTCTTCGCTTCTGGTGCTAACGGGGCTGTTGTACTGGTACAAGCGCGCGCACCTTGGGTAAAGATGGTTCGTAACGAGGGACTTGGTGGCGGTGCATCTGAGATGTTCCACCGTGACGAGTACGCTTACGGCGAGCGATCTGCCGGTAACTGGATTTACGAAGTCATTTCTGACGCAACTGCGCCAACCTCGTAAGAGACTAACTGATGACTGTTCGTAAGACAGAAAAAGACGGTGTGCTTGTTGGTGTGGGTGACTCTGTGAAATACAAGAAGTCCTCACGCTCGCGAGCAGTCACCGCTTCAGTAATTGATGTTCAAGATGCCACGCTCGGCATACTCCACTTGGATGTGAAGGGCGATATCATCAAGAACGTAGGCAGAGACCAGTGGGTTTCTGCTTGATCTAGGCTCATTCAGAGTAAAAGGAAAAACAAATGCCTCAGAGTGGCGCAAATAGCAAGATTCGACTCTTCTACGATTTCTTCGGAGAAGACGCGATTGCAAACACAGCAGAACTCCGAAACCTCGGACCGTTTTGTGTTGGTGGACAGGGTTCCGCTGAAGTAGACGCTGGTGTTCCAACCATTGCTGGATTCCTGTCCGGTGCTGGTCGAATCACCACGACTAACGAAGACAACCACACTACGCTGGTTGGTACTCAGGCTGGATTCGATGTGGGACTCATGGGAACGATTGTTCTTGAGACCCGTGTTCAGTTGGAAAACTTGGACACCAAGGAAGTCTTCATTGGCTTCTCAGACATTGCTCCAGAGACTCTTAGCATCGAGACCGACATTCTCTCTGCTGCGACAACGACCATTACTCCGGTCGCTTCTGACTACGTTGGTTTCTACCTATCGGCAGAACTGACTGACGACGAAGACTGGCACGCTGTATACAACGGCGGAACCACGACTGGTGTGACCGACTCGACGACGGTTGACCTCGATGACGACGCAGTAGCCGGTGAATGGCAGATTCTCCGACTTGAACTCACAAATGATGGAACCGCTCGCTGGTACATCGACGAAGAGTTGAAGAAGACCGTTACTGGTGCTGTGTCAACCACGACCAACCTCGCACTTTGCGTAGGTGTAGAAGCCAAGGGTGCAGCTATTGAGACCCTTGACGTTGACTACATCAGCGTGAAGGCAAACCGAGACTTCACGGTTTAGTTGATTGATGCCTCGCCCCTTCTGGGGCGGGGCTAATCCTTTTCAGGTGCTGACCTTCAGCAAAGGAAACATAAATGGCAGTAAGTTCAATACATAATGGCTGGCGATATGACCCAGCCAACTCACGACTAGATTTCTACTACCGTGGCACACGCATGGGTCACGTATCAGCAACAGACCTTACGGCAGCAAACGGGTTTACTGTTACCTCTGGTGGTGCAACTATCACCGCAGGTGACGCAGCAATTACCGCAGGCAACGTAAGGCTTGGTGCTATCGAGACCTTTGCGACTACTGAGCCGACAAGCGCAGTAGTGATGAAGTCTGGAACTGCGCCCGCTGGTGCAATTACCACTTCAAACGGGATATTCTCGTCAGATACAGTTGTTCGCAAGATAATTGCGGCTGGAACTGTGAGCAACGTGGAGACTTAGGAGTCTTGGCTTTAGAAAGACAAAAAGGAGATTTCCTTCCGATGGCAGGTCAGGACATTCTTGGCTTGCTGTCGAAGGGAATTCCCGAAGAAGAGTGGACTAACCAGGATGATCTCTGTGATTGCACATTTCAGCGCACAGGAGATTGGGCAAACCCGTATCTTGGCAGAACGCAACGTGTACGAATTTGTTGTTTGTTCGCTGAACTGTACGAACAGTACCCACACTTGATTCAAGAAATTCCTGCTTACTACGATGAAAACACTGGTGAGTGGGAATCAAAGCCTCGTGAGTGGGACGGCGAGACCGATATGCCTGAAGCCATCTGGCACAGGCAATTAGCCGTGAAGACTGGCATGCCGCTTGAGGACATTCGAGAAGTGTATGCAAATCAGTCTCCGCCAAAGGGAACTGTAAAAGAGAAGCCAATGGTTCAACAGCAGCAAGTAAACCCGTGGGAACTCTACGGAATGAAGTCACTGGAAGCAGAGCAGCTTCAAGATGGGCTAAACTCCGCAATAGATGTTATTCGAGCATTGAAAGAAGGTGATCTAAGTATCGACCGGATTAAGATAATGCCACAAGGATTTTCTGTATTACCGGAAGGTGAGAAGGATGTCTAAGAAGATTTATCCTGTCACCATCTACATCTCGAACGACGAGCCATGTGCTCTGATGCGAGAGTTCTACCGAGGCAACACACGCCTTAGGGAGTTCACGGTAGTCAGGAACGATGCCCTAGCCAAGTACACCGAAACTATCGGTACAAAGGCAGAATGGGGTACGACACCGTTGCTCAACATCATGGGCGCAGACCCAGAGAACAACGAGATATATGAAACTGTAGGCTCTATGCGAGACATCGCAAATGAGCGACACTATCAGGGGTATTCCGAGGACGCTTATGATGTCGAACCCGGCAAAAGCCCCCAAGAATGGGTAGACTCCTATCACGAAGAACGTGAACGTAGAGAGTCTCTAGTGAGGAACAACTAATGACTACCGCCAAAGACCTCGCAGACATGTCTAACGACCTCGAAGAGCAGTCAGTTGAAGAACTGATGTACGCTGCTGAAGAGGCTATCGTTGAAGACGACGCACAGGAAGGCGATCTAGTAAACCGCCCATCTGCTGACAATCCTCTTGGAATGCGGGTGGACGAAGTGTTGAGTGCGGGTCACGTATGGGTGTACGACATCCGAAACGGCGACCGATCACGCATCAACCGAAACAACCTCCAAGTGCAACTGGGGAAACGTGACCCTGACACTGGGAAACGTGTATTTACCACTGACAAGAACTACCCAGGAATGCCCGACCCTGTTGTTGGGCAGTACAAGTGCATCCTTCACAAAGACTCTCCAGACCGTGAGAAGTACGACCAGCAGGGATTCCCTGTTTGCAAGAAGTCCAACCTGATGTCACCGAGTGAGGTAGACAACCACGCACGTAACCGTCACCAGCAGGAATGGCGACAGATTCAGGAAGCACACGAGCGTGAGCGTGACGAC